CGAACTCGGTCTCTCCCGCCAAGCAATCTACGACGCCCGCAGCCGCTTCCCGACCGAAGCTCCGGCGAAGGGTCCGGACGGCCGCAAGGAGAACCTCGAAGCGTGGCGCGCCTTCTGCGCGGCGAAACTGATCGGCAAGGACACCGCGACGAAGACGCTCGCCGACCTCAAGGCCGACCTGATGCGCGAGCAGATCAAGCTCGCTCGAAACAAGAACCGGCGCGAGGAAGGCGACTCAATCGACCGCGAGGTGGTCGAGGAGATGCTCGCGCTCCTCGGCCAAAAGCTCGACCTGCTGCTGCGACTGAAGCTCGAAGTCGAACTCGGTCCTCGCGTCGCGGGAAAGACAGCGGCCGAGGCTAACCTCGAAGGCCGAGAGATTCTCGACGAGATTCGCGAGGTCATCTCCGGCAACATCGCGACCTTCGAGGGAGAGGCGATCAAGCGGTCGCGGACGGACGACGCCGAGTGATTCGTACTGTCCGAAAAATAGTTGGAAAAAGTGCTTTACTAACCGGAGCGGTTGGGTTTTGCTCTGTCTCGTCAACAACGACAACCAACTAAAACAACGACGATGAACACCAACGCCAACCACCTCGACAGTATCACCCGCAAGCTGACGATGTTCCCCTCCTTCTCCGCGCTGCTCACCGCTGAAGGCAACTACCGCCCGAGCTTCTACCTGACCAAAGGCAAGCTCGGCGAGAACCTCCAGAAGCAGACGCTGGCGATGGCCTACGACGATCACCAGCAGATGCGCGGAGACAGCCGCCGAGCCTATCGAGGCAACTGGTGATTCCCGCGGGGCCGGCCTAAAAAACCGGCCCCAAACTTTCTCGAAAATAATTCTTGCAATACCCGACCGCTTCGGTTTTCCTCTTCCTCGTTAAGTTAAACCAACAACAAAAAACAACGACCATGACCACGCTCAACATCATCTCCCGCCACTCGAAGCTCTCCGAGGCTGTCATCGCCGCCGGAGTCGATCTCTCATACAACGAGCCGCTCGCCCGCGCCGATCTCGCTCGCGACGACCGCGACGCCAAAATCACCGAGACGTTTGTGGTCAGCAACGCGACCACCGGAGAGGTCGAGGTTTGGTACCGCTACAACTGCGATATTCAGCTGCTCAACAAATACAGCCCGTTCATCCATTGCCTGCGCGATGGCAATTTTTCGCCGGTCGCGGTCAAGGACCACTCGATTGAAATTGGAGAGCCGATCCTTCGCCGCTCAATGCGGAAGCAGATCGGGCAGCACGGATTCACGGTTGCGCTTCCCTGATCTCTACGGGGCGGGCTAAACACCCGCCCCAATTTTTTCTCAAAATAGTTCTCGACAAAGCAAAGCGCTTCGGTTCTAGTCTGCACATCGACAGCGAAACCAAATCAAAAAAACAACGACAATGACCACCACGACGATCAACGGATACCGAGTCAGCGTAACGCCAGCGAGCATCGAGTTTTCGAGTCAATGCTGGATTACTCGCGGAAAGTTCTCCGGCTCTCTGGGCTATGCGGTCGACACCGGAGAGCTTCACTCAGACGAGAGCGGAGTTGATGCTCCCATCGACTTCGATACGGTGGAGCGGATTCACAAGTGGGCCATCGCGAACGGATGGTAAGCCTCACGGGGCCGACCTAAAAACCGGCCCCTTTTTTTCTTAAAATAGTTCTCGACAAAGCAAAGCGCTTCGGTTCTCCTCATCTCGTAATCAACAACGACAATGACCACAACGATCCAATCCCGCACCTACACCGTCGAGCCGCTCGAAGTCGGACCGCTCGTCGCAGAACTTCTCATCGCTCGCGGATGCGAGCCTCGGTACTACGTCGCGACCGGCGTTCGCGGCGCGGTCTTCCTTGCGGTCCGCTGCGCGAAGACGGGAATCTTCAGCCGCTCTTGATCCGATAACCCCGACCATGCAAACAGCGATCATCGGCAAGACGTACACCGGAACGATGGCCCATACGCGATTGGTCAAGAATCGCGGCGGCTACTACACGGGCTATCGCAAGCAAGCCACGGGCAAAATAATTGAGGTAACGTGCCGCGCAGACTGTTTTCAAGCTGGCTGGTACTGGGGAGAGTGGATCGAGACGTGCGAGGATCGACGCAAGGTTCGCAACTGTTTTCATCCAGAGATATTTGAGCGGCTCCAACTCAAGGCACCATGAATGATGCACCCAAGACGATGACCGACGAGGAAAAGGCCGTCGCGGCTTTCAACGAGCTTCGCGCTTTAGCTCGGCCTGCCGCCAAGAAGACGGGCGAGAAGCTCATCGCCTATCCGTCCTACATCATTTCTCCGACGGGTTCGGTTTGCGATCCGGTGTCGGAGGTGACGTGGTGGGTGCGTCACGAACTCGATCTGTACGAAGAAGGACAGGAGACGGATCTCACGGAGAGAACCGCAAAGCTCGCTCGTCAATTCCTCAAGAAGCACGCGCCACATCTCCAATCCGTTTGACCATGAACGACGCCCCAAAAAATCCCGCCGCCGTCGCGCTCGGCACGCTCGGCGGGCGCGTGAAGAGCGAACGCAAGGCCGCGGCTGCGCGGCTGAACGGCAAGCGCGGAGGACGGCCGCGGAAGGCGCAAGTCGCGCCGGTTGCAACATGACCGAGGCCGAGCAAGCGCTCGCAAAGTTCCAACTGTCGAAGCCCGACCGCGCCCCGATCTACGAGTGGGCGCGGCGACACGTTCAACTGCCGGAGAGCTACGCGACGAGCGGACCGTTCAACGCGAAGATCACGCCGTGGCTGATTCCGATCTTCGACGCGCTGCAAGACCCCGCGGTGCGGCGCGTGCACTTCCGCAAGGCCGTGCAGATCGGCGGGACGCTTGTCGCAGATGTCTGGGTGCCTTGGCTTATTGCGAACGACGCCGGACCGATCAGTTGGACGATGCAGACCGAGGACATGGTCGAGCGTCACGCGAAGTCGCGGCTAATGCCGCTCCTCGAACGGTGCAAGCCGGTCGCTCGGATGCTGCCGAAGCACGGCGCGAATCGCTCCCAGACGGAGATTTATTTCGGCGGCTTCTTTCTCACGCTCAATCCCGCGAACATTTCGACCCAGCAGTCGCAGTCGATCCGGTACAAGATCAACGACGAGATATGGCTCCCGCGCTGGCAGGAGGTGTACGGTCACGCCGTAGCTCGTGTGAGCAAGTTTGAAGAGGTCGGCCGCTCTAAGATTTACAACGTGAGCCAAGCGCCGGTCATGGACGCGGACACCGGAAACGTCGAGGACTCGTCCTACCGCTCCGGCGATCAACGCGAGTGGCACGCGGAGTGCGCCGGCTGCAAGCAGCTCGTGCCGGTAGTCTTCGAGCATCTCCTTGAAAACGGAGACCGCGGCGGCGTCGTCTGGGACAAGACTGCGAAGCGCGATGACGACACGCTGGACGTTGCGCGTGCGGTCGAGTCCTGCCGGTTCCGCTGCTTCCGCTGCGGACACGAAGTCGCGGACGAGGAGCGGACACGCGCCGAGTGGCGGCGCACCGGACGCTTCCTTGCCACCAATCCGACCGCGCCAAAGGAGGTCACGAGCTTCCGCATCGAGGCGCTTGTCTCGCGGCCGATGAAGTTGATCGTCGAGGAGTTCGCGCTCGCGCACAATCACGCGATCCGAACGGGCGACGATACGATGCGGCAGGAGTTTAAAACGAAGCGTCAGGCGCTCCCGTGGATCGTAGAACGGAAGGTGCTCAACGTCTTCGTTCCGAAGTCGGATTATGCGGTCGCGGACTTCGCCGACGGCAAGCCCATCGAGCACGAGGCGCTGCGAATGATGGCAATCGACCGCCAGCAGGACCATTGGTGGGTCGAGATCGGAGCTTTCTCGACGGCAACGGGTCCGCGGTATCGGCAACTTTGGTTTGGCCGAATAGACACGCGCACCGGCCTACGGATGATCCAGCAGCGATACAAGGTCGCCGATCAATGCGTCGCGCAGGACCGCGGCTATCGGCCGGCCGACGTGGACCACGACTGCGCGGAGTTCGGCTGGCGCTCGATGCGCGGATACGGCCGAAGGACGTGGACGATGCGCGACGAGAACACGGGACAGATCATCAACTTCCCGTTCAGCGAACCGCACGCGAGCGATTACCGCGGCGGCGACGTTTGGTTCTACAACTGGTCCGGCGACTACTTCAAGGACGTCCTACAGTCCGCGCTTGAAGGAAAAGGCGACTTGAAGTGGGAAATGCCGTCGGACGTAAATCCGCTTTACCTTGAGCACCTCAAGGGCGAGACGAAGACCGAGGTGCGCGCTGGCGTCTGGGAATGGCGCGAGACAAAGGTCAACGCGCCGAATCACGGCCTCGATACCTCGGCGATGCTGCTCTGTATGGCGACGATTGCGAACGTCCTTCGCTACACGCCGCCGACCGTAACGGCTACTTGAGCCGCTGACCGATCTTGTATTGCCGGTGCTCCGAGTCGTCGGCGATCTGCGCGAGTAGATTCTGCGTGCCAGTCGAGGCGTCCGCGTAAATGCGGTCGATCTCGGCGCAAATCTTGCGCTCGTAGTCGAGCAGAACACCGAACGAGGACTGGTTCGAGAACGTCATCGGATCGGGGAACCGGCCGGCGTCAGCGGCAGCGTTGCGTCCAATCGCGGCGAAGTCCACCGCTTCGCCTTGTCCGATGGATCGCTCGACGACCTTGTCATACGCGGCCTCGTAAGCGCCATACGCTTCGCCGAGGAAGTCGTGATCCGCGAAGTACGTCGGACCCTTGGCGGCATTATGCGCGGCGTGAGCGTAGAGTTGCGCGGCGCGAAGCAAGGTTGCGAGAATGTCCATAGATGGAAAGCGCCCGCTTTTAACAACGGCGCGCTCTTCAAATGGGATCGCTGTCTAATCCGTTCTTCGGTATCGACACCGGCACGCTGAACACGCTGAAGACTAAAGTCCTCGATGCGATTCAAGCGGTGCTCCTCAATCAGAGCTACAGTTTGAACGGCAAGTCGGTCAACCGTGCCGATTTGGACAAGCTGAATCTTATGCTCGGTCAGTTGCAGGCCGCGATTGACGACGCGAACAACGAATCCACGACCGTCTCCTACGTCTCGTTCAACGGCTTCTAATCTATGAGCAATGTCCCGCCGTTCGATCCGACTCCGATCATCGCGAACCGTCCTTGGTTCGAGCGGGCGCTTGAAGCCGTTGCTCCGTCCTATGCGCTGAAGCGCCTTGAAGCCCGCGTGCAGCGCGAGCTCTTCTCGTACAATGCGAGCGTCACGAATCGCATTTACGCTCCGCGAACCTACGGTCAGCCGAGCGAATCTACGCAGACGACCCGCTCCCGCGTCGTAATGATGTGGGAGGCTCGTGAACTCGTCGAAAACGTTCCTCAAGCCCGCGCCGTTTCGCGCAAGTTCGGTCAGTACCTCACGCCGCACGAGTATTCACCGACGACAGGTGACAAGAAATACAACGACCTCGTCAACGAGTTCTTTCACGACTGGTGCAAGCGGTGCGACATCAGCGGCCGACACTCGTTCAAGAAGCTCATGCAGCTTGCTGCGGAGGAACGTCCGGTCGATGGCGACTGCGGCTTTGCGATTCGCCGTGTCGATGGCGGGCTGAAGATTCAACTGATCCCTGCGACGCGCATAGGAAATCCTAACGCGCTCGGAGCCGAATCGGATAACTACTTCCAAGGCGTTATCGTTGATGAGTACGGCAAGCCGGTCGCGTATCGAATCTATCGCGTCACTCGTGAAGGTGTTTACTTCGGCGCGGAGGACATCGCCGCGGAAAACTTCACGCACTACTTTGATCCCTTCCGCATCGACCAGATGCGTGGCGTGACGGACTTTCATTGCAGCGAGCGAACGATTCGGATGCTCAACGAGATTCTGGAAGCCGAGAAGGCCGGAGTCCGCTTCGCTTCGCAGCAGGCCGCGCTCGTGTTCTCGGATCGCGGTACCGCCAATCCGCGAAACCTTTTCCAAGCCGGACCTCCGAACGTCACGCTGCCGAATGGTCAGGAGCAGCAGAACGAGTTCTCGCAGGTCGCGACGATTCGTTACTTCGGCAATGCCGACCGCATCGAGCTGATGCCGTCGCGCCCGTCGAACGCCTTTTCTGGCTTCATCGCGCATCTGATGCACGAGATCGCTATCGGCACGGGAATCCCGCAGGGCGTTCTTTTCGGCACCGAGGATTACACCGGACCGAGTGTTCGTGCGGAGTTTGCCGCGGCCGACCGCGTGTTCGCTCGGCATCAGGGCGTTCTGCAAGACAAGGTTCTCGACCCAATCAAGAACGCGGTTCTCCTCGATGCCATCGCTCGCGGGGAACTCGCGCCGCCTCCGTTGCAGGAAGGCGAGACTTTGGTGCAGGCGCTCAAGCGTGCAACGAAGGGCGAGTGGCGTTTCCCCGCTAAACTGACCATTGATGTCGGTCGCGAGTCTGCGGCAAACATGGCCGAGAATCGGCAGGGCGCGAAGTCGCTACAGGAGATCGCCGCGAGCGAAGGCACCGACGCCTTTGGCCGTCTTGAACAGATAGCCGCTGAGGCTGCATACGTGAAGGAATTGTCGACGAAGTATGGCGTGCCCGAGACTGCCATTCGAATGACCGTTCAGCAGCTACCGGCGAATCCGTCGATGGCTGCGGCTCTCGGAGACAATGTAACGCAGGATGCGATTGACGCGGTTAACGCTACGACTGGAAAAGGCCCGACCGATACCGCAAATCCTGAGGAAACCCCGACGACGGAAATTCCGACCGACACCAGCCGAGAGCAAGACCTCGCGACGACGACCGGCGGCACCGCGCCATCGCCGGACAAGGCGCAGTTAATCGAGGTGAACTTCGCCGCGGATTCCTACCGGCCTACCGCTGGGATGGCGTCGAACGCTCGCCGCGCTCTCGAAGTCCGCGCCAGCAAGCCGCCGTCGCAGCGCGGGATGACCGCCGTCGGAATCGCTCGTGCTCGCGACATTCAAAACCGCAAGGAGCTTTCTCCCGATACGGTTCGCCGGATGAAGGCGTATTTCGACCGTCACGAGGTCGACAAGCGCGGAGAAACGTGGTCCGACAAGGGCAAGGGATGGCAGGCTTGGATGGGATGGGGAGGCGACGAGGGCCGAGCGTGGGCGAACGCCATAGTTGAGCGGCTCAACAAGGAGCGGCAGCAGAACAGCGCGCCGGACGAGAACCGCGTCGAGCTTTCTGCTCGCGTGGAAGTTGAGAAACTACTCGTGCCGGAAATGAAGCCTAGCGCCGAGCAATGGCTTGATGCCATCATCGACTACCGGAGGAGGTTTGATACGAAAGCCGAGACCGCGATTCAGCCGGTGACGGAGGGCAAGTCGCTTATCCAGTTGGCCGAGAAGAAGTCGAACGAACAGCAATTCATCATGCCAACGCCGGAGAAAGGCGAAAAAGGCGATGACTTTTTGAGTCGCTGCATGGCGAATCCGACAATGAACAAGGACTATCCCGACAACGCGCAGCGATACGCGGTTTGTCAGGCGCAACTTAAAGGACGGAGCTAATCTATACAATGGACACCCAGACCCAGATCGAACGGCTGATCGAGCTTGCTATCGTTCAACGCACCGAGCTGAAGCAGCTCGTCGAACAGTTGCCTTCGCTTCGCGAACATCTCAACGCCGAGGTCGAGCGCACCATCGAGGAAGTCGAGCCGCAGCTTCGCGCCGAGCTGGAGGAGTTCTGCGACAAGCGCGCAGTTGACGCAAACGCGAAGGTCGGGTCCGCGCTCGAAGCGAAGATCGTCGAGCTCTCGAAGAATCTGGAACTGACGACGCAGGCTCGATATAGCGCGATCAAGGAGCAGGAGCGCAAGGTCGAGGAGCTTCGTCAGCTTGCCGAAAAGAAGATCGAAGGACACGTCGCTGCGCTGCCGGAAGCGGTCAAGGAAATCGTCGATGCTGAACTTGCTCGTTTTCCTCGCGCTGGAGAGATCGACCAACTGCGGAAGGAGTTTGCTGAACCTCGCGGGCTAAATCCTCGCGGCAAATGGCTTCCGACCGAGACCTACAACAAGCTCGATCTCGTGACGTGGAACGGCGACTCCTACGTCTCGAACATCGACGGCAACAAGGAACGTCCTGCTCGCAATTCATCGACGTGGACGCTTTCGGCTGCGCGTGGAATCGGCGGCGGCGGTCCTTCCGATTTAAGCGCGCTGACGGCGGTGCCGAGCAACGGATCGCTGTTGATTGGCTCCGGTACGAGTTGGGTGAATGGCAACATAGTCGCGGGCGCTGGCATCAACGTCACGAATGGAGCGGGCTCAATCACGATCTCCGCGACCGACGGCGACATCACGCTCGACGACGGCACCGCGGCCTCGCCTTCGCTGCATTTTACGAACGATCCCGACACGGGGCTTTATCGTCCGGCCGCGAACACGCTCGGCATCTCGGTCAGCGGCACTCAAGTCGCTTACTTCGACGAAGACGGTCTCACTATACCGGACGCTGGAGTTAACGCCGGAGGCTCAATCCATGCGGCAAACGGCAACGCGAACAATCCGTCGCACTCATTCACGAGCGATCAGGATACGGGCTTTTTCCGGCGCGCCTCGAACGAGATCGGCGTCGCGCTAGGAGGCACGCTGTACGCGACGCTTGATTCGACGACGTTCTCGATCACTCCTGCTTTAGCTGTAACCGGAGCCGGCACGTTTGGTGGCAATCTCACCGTCAGCGGAGCGGAAATTAACACCGGAACATCGGATGGTTCTGATAACAAAACGCTTCAAATTACGGGCGGCGGAACTGGTGGTGGCGACTCTCGCGGCGGAAGCATTTATCTTGCTGGTAACGAATCGGCATCGACAGGAAAAATCCGCATCATTTCTGGAAATGTTTCGGGAGCCACAATCACGCTTGAGCCTCGTGGAAACGCGGCTGCTCTGACTATTTCGGATTCTGGCAATACCACCCTCGCCGGCGATCTCACCGTCAGCGGGACTGGAAGCAGCACGTTTAGTGGCGCCATTAGTGCGACTGGCACAAACAAGGCTCAACTTAGTGTAACTAATACTGGAACCGTTCCAACAGGTACGAGTCTGCTGGAACTGAACGGCAACCGCACCAACAACAGGTCAATCAGGTTTTCCGATGCGGATACTGGCGGCAAAACGCTCGACCTTATCAATGGAGCGCAAGGCGTAGCTGGGCAATGGGGACTGTACAACGACACAGACGGCGGATACAGGTTTATCAGCAAGGCGGCTGGGTTTGA